AACGAACTCCTGGAACGTGAACAAGATGAACGCGTTTCAGTACAGCAAGCTGCTGGAGTCCATCACCGAGTACGGGTTCATCGACCCGATCCTCGCGCGCCCGTGTCCGCATCACCTGGACTTCGAGATCGTGGGCGGCAAGCACCGCTGGCAGGCCGCGGGCGACCTCGAGATCTCCGTGCTGCCGGTGGTCGTCCGACAGATGACCGACGCGGTGGCCAAGAAGGTCTCCCTCATCGACAACGAACTCCACGGCCAGGCGGATCCTGCCGAGCTGATCGATCTGCTCAAGGACCTCCGCAATGACCTCGGGCCGGATCTCACGACTGGTCTCCCGTTCACCGATGACATCCTGGCCGGTTTCTTCGGTGATCCCAGTCTGACTCCTGTCCCGCCGCTCCCGACTCCCACCAGTTCCCCGGCTGGTGTGGAGTCGGTTGAGCGGTTCGTCGAGCGAACGTACCGCATGCCCTCCGGGGCAGCGGAAGTGATCGATCAGGCCATCAGCAAGGCCAAGGAAGACCCCGAGATGGAGGACTGGCAGGCGCTCGAGATGATCGCCGCTGACTTCCTCGGGACATAGCCCCTGGAGGTGCTCATGCCGACCTCAGACCAGAAGAAGGCGGCAGGAGCCATCGGGGCTGCTGCGGCGCTCGTCATCGGAGCCGCCGTCGTCATCAGCGCCGTCCTCCCCACTCCGACCGTCGTCAACATGGCCCCGGGTACGGCACTCCAGGTCAACTGCGCATTGCCCCAGGTCCGCAAGTCCAGCAATGGCGCAAGGACGCAGCTCATCACATGCCCGACGCCCCAGCCTTCGTCGTCACCGGGTACTTCGGCCAGCCCGAGTCCCACACCCACGCCCACCCTGGCACCGACGCCGTCACCCACGCCCACGCTCGCCCCGACGCCGCCGCCGACACCGACTGCTGCGCCGCCAAGCCCCACACCCACGCCGACGGCATCACCCACTCCCACCCCCACGCCGACGCCTGCGCCCACGCCGACGCCCTCCCCAAGCACGCCCGCCTCGACGGTCTTCGTCCCGGCTAGTGTCAAGTGCGACGGCAGCTCCGATGCCGGGCCCGCCCTGCGGTCCTGGATCATGGGCATGTCGGGCCAGAGCAAGACGGGTGACCTCAACGGATCCACGTGCGTCATTGCCTCGGGTCAGCTTCTCCTCGGGGGACTCCGGGACTTCACGCTGACCAACGGCACGATCAAGTTCAGCAAGATGCTCAGCGGTTCCAGTGCTGGTGCGTTCCAGCTCAATGAGAACCCGAGCAACCTGCGGTTCACCAACCTCATCCTCATCGGGTCGTCTCCGACCCCTGGGGTTTCAGCGGGCGAAGCGACCGAGCACAACCACGCGTTCTGGCTCCAGGGCGTGCAGGGTGTGGTCATCGACCGCGTCACGATCAGCAAGTTCGGCGGCGACTGCGTCTACTCGGGTGGCTTCGTCACCAAGACCTGGACGCACAACCTGACGTTCACGAACTCGATCTGCACCGACATGGGTCGGATGGGCGTCGCGGCCGCGGACGGCCTCTCGGATGCCCTGATCGAGAACAACACCTTCGATCGCTTCGGCTGGTACCAGACGTTCGACCTCGAGCCCAACTGCGTCAAGGTCGGCACCCCGCTTGTCGCTGCCAACTACTCGAACATCATCTTCCGCGGCAACAAGATCGGGCGAGGCAACTCGGCCAAGTACACCTACGTGCTGACCTCCGCGTCGTGCTCAGGTGGATCCCCGGGTTCGGTGACAGGGATGGTGGCCACTGGCAACCGGACCATGTACCCCGACACTCCCTGGAACCCGGTGCTCAACTATCCGGCCACGCTCAGCGACAACAAGTAGGAGAACACCGTGACCAAGAAGAAGAGCAAGGCCTCGATCGAGGTCGATCCGGCCGCTCCCGTCCAGGGAGACTTCGTCACCGTGACGCTCATCGCGTCGGGAGACGAGGACGAGCTCGGCAATGTCACCTTCGTGCTCGATCAGGGCATCGTCCAGACCTCGACGTTCCTCGGGCCCCTGCGTTCGGCAGGCTTCTACACCCAGAGCTCGAACCCCGCGACGGTGAGTTTCACCGATGACGAGGGCGAGACCCTGGCCAGCGCCGAGTTCTGATCGTCAGAAATGGCGTAGAACGCTCAAGAAAGGACAGAAATGGCCGGAAAGGTCGAGAACTGGCCCGAACTTGAGCGAATGTTCGTTGTGGACGGTAAGAGCCACCGCGAGATCGCTGTCTACGCCGGGACCAGCAACAGCACCATCAGCCAGAAGGCCAAGCGGGACGATTGGACTGGGAGGCGCATCGCGTACCACCAGGCCATCGCCCGCAGGGGCTATGAGACCGAGGCGGCCCAGTCGGCCGTCGAACTGGACGTCATCCGCAAGGAGTCAACGCTCCTCGCGCGCGCGTACCTTCGTACGTTCGCCAACTCGATCCGTGACGGCTCCCTGAAGCCGAACGCCAAGGACGCGCTCGAGTTCATGAAGTTCCTTGCGGATCAAGACCCCACCGGGGAGGCAGCCAAGAGTGGCCCGACAGTCATCTCGGGGACGAGTGTCCCAGTCGAAGGAGGAGACGACTTCCTCCGACGCATTGTTGAAGTCGCTCGGGCTCGAGTCGCTTCCCCCGGAGGCCTGGGGGAAGATCCTCTGGGAGACCCTCCGACGACTCGCACCAACTGACCCTCTCGCCTACGGCGAGTACGCGTTCCGACTGCGGCCCGCGGACTGCCATGTGGCGATGGTCCAGTTCCTCCTGGACCGGATCAACGATCCGAACCCGGAGGGACGACGCGGTGTGGTCCTCATGCCCCGTGGTCACCAAGAACCCCAACCTGCGGGTCGGGCTGATCAGCAACACCGCGCTCCAGGCCCGCGCGTTCAGCCGAGGCGTGAAGTCCACGCTCGAGATGAACGAGTACCACCACAACATCTTCGGGAACCTGACCGGCGGCCACAAGTGGTCCGACGTCGAGTGGATCGTCAAGGGATCGGATCTCCACGGCACGCCGTACCTGAACATGTACGCCCAGGGCGCGGGCGGCGCGATCATCTCCAAGCGGTTCGACCTGATCCTGTGCGACGACATCCTCGACGAGGAGAACAGCTCCAACCCCGAGCAGCGGCAGAAGGTCGAGGAATGGTTCTGGAAGACGCTCAAGCCGTGCCTCGCCCCCGGTGGGACGTTCCTCGTCCTGGGAACCCGCTGGGCCGAGGGCGACCTGTACCAGTCCCTGATCGAGTCCAAGAAGTGGCCGTCCCTGATCAAGGGTGCGATCAGCTACGACGAGGACAACATCCCGCACGCGCTGTGGCCCGAGCTCTGGCCGATGGAACTCCTCGAGCAGGAGAAGCGGGACATGGGCAGCGCGATGTTCGCGTGCTCGTACCTGAACGACATCAGTGGCTTGATGGCGGGCAACATCTTCCGCCGCGACTGGTTCCATTACTTCACGCCCCATGACATCGCTGGCAAGCAGCTCACCTGGAAGATGGGCGTGGACCTGGCCAGCAGCGAACGACAGCAGGCGGACTACTCGGCCCGAGTGGTCGTCGCCGAGGACGAGGACCGGAACTCCTACGTGTTCAGCGTCGTGCAGGACAAGATCGAGACCGGCCACAAGGGGTTCATCGGTGACGGCTACAACGCCTTCCCGAACATCTCAAAGATCGTCGTGGAGAACAACCAGTTCCAGGGAGCCTTCGTCAAGGACCTTCTCGCCTCGACCCCCTGGCCGATCGTCGGCAAGCGGGCGGAGGTGGACAAGGTCACTCGTGCGCGCTCAGTGGCAGCGAGGTACGAGTCGGGCAAGGTCTTCCACTCGGTGGACCTCGTGGGTTCCGACTTCGAGACCCAGCTCCTCCAGTTCCCCAAGGGCCACGACGACATGATCGACGCGCTGGGCTATGCCATGGAGACCGGTAGCGGGGGAGCCTTCTTCGGCTCCTGGATCGCCTCTCGATGACAGCCCCGGAGGAGAACGATGCCGCTTCCTGATCCGCCCGTCGAGATCGAGTTCCGTGATGGCGTCCGCGCTGTCCCGGCGCATCTCGCGTCCAACATCGCCGTCTCGGAAGTGGATCCCGTCACCGTCACGTTCGAGGAGGCCGTCAAGCTGGCCGACAACGCCGCTCTGCGGAACTACCTGAACAACGTGATGCGCAGCACGATCCACGGCCACTTCGTGGAGAACCGCTGATGGGAGTCCTGGTCTCGGCCATCCGGGGCCCGAGCGCCATTGTCGAGTCGGCACAGCCGCCCGCGACAATGGCACCGCGGACGTCACCCGCGAACCTGCCGCCCAACGCGGCGGGATCTGTTGCGTACGCCTGGGACGGGCGAGTCCCGATCATCAACGCCCGCACCTACCGCCACTGGTACAAGAGCTCCGAGTGGGTCCGGGGTGCGGTGGACATCCGCACCAGCCAGGTGGTCACGGCCGAGTGGGACATCGTCCCCAAGGACAAGAACGCCCGGTACAGCAAGCGGCTCCAGAAGGAGCTGCGGGCCAAGTTCGAGACACCGAACCCGCTGACCGACTCCTGCTCCTCGTTCCTCGAGCCTGTCGTCCGTGACCTCGTGGTCCTCGACGCCGGGTGCATCGAGAAGGAGCGCAACCTCCTGGGCGAGCTGATGCACCTGTGGCCGGTGGACGCCGCCACCATGCGCGTCAACGCCGAGTGGGACGGATCCGATCCCAGAGACGCGCGGTACTACTGGTACCCCGACGGCTACGCGCCGCGGGCCCAGTTCCGCAACGAAGACTTCATCTACATGATCCAGCACCGGCAGAGCAACAGCCCTGTCGGTCTCCCGGCCCTGGAGACGTTGCGGCTCACCATCGAGGCCGAGCTCGCCGCCCACGAGTACAACCGACGCCAGGTGGCAGGCGCTGCACCTGACGGGATCATGGACCTGGGCGAGAACTTCACCACCACCCAGGTCCAGGCCTTCCGGTCGTTCTTCGACAGCGAGGTCGCAGGCCGCGGGGCCATCGGCTTCATCGGTGGGACCAAGAACCCCAAGTGGATGCCGCTCCGCCCGGGCAACCGGGAGATGCAGTTCCTCGAGTGGCAGATCTACCTCGTCCGCAAGATCGCGGTCGTGTTCGGCCTGACGCCCCAGGACCTCGGCGTGACGTTCGACGTCAACCGATCCACCGCCGAGACCCAGATCCAGATCAGCGAGGACCGTGGTCTTCGCCCGCTGATGGCCAAGGTCCAGGATTC